TCTACGAAATCAGCATCTGTAATAGTTACATAGTCATTTACCCCGTCCCGGTAACCCGCGGAAGCCTTCAGCTTCAATGCCGTTCCTGCTACAGCGCTGGACAAAGCCGCTGTGTCCCCTGACCGATCTGCCATTGTACCGGTTACCAGCCCCCCGTTTACGAACGCCTTTTTGCCGGTCAGAATATTTGCGGCAGCAGCCGGGGCTGCAGCCTCGGTTGTGTCTACTACCTCCGTCTTGCCAGCCACCCCGAAAATGTTAGCCCCCGCCTTTATGTTCGCAATAATCAAATCGGGGTCACCGGATACTACAATATCAGTGTTATAGATACCTCCCTGCAAGGTCTGATCAACTGTGCCAGGCACGACTAACCCTCCATTACCCCTGTCTGCAAGAGTCCCAACCTTATCATTTCCATCGGCGTTAGAGAATGTCTTACCAGCGCGAACATCACCCGGTTGGGCATCTCCTATAAGCTTTTTACCAGTCATAACTCCTCTGTCCCGTAGGGCAGTTAATATATTAATCATCTCTCTTCACTCCTTAGGCCGAAGGGGTAGCACTCGTTACAATGCCGTCAGCATCGTATACCAGTGCCCATGTTACTGTTTTTACAACTACCAGACCTGTAGCATCATAAAACTGCCAGGTATCTGTTTGGTAATATCCATTCTGGTCAGGGTTAGAGAGGGTGCATTTTAGGTAAAGGGTGTTGTCAATTGGGCGTTTATAACTGACAATCTTATAAATGCCCAAAGTAGCATCTTTGCTGCTGATATCAACCTCTTTTTTATATCTGCGCAAAAGAGCATCTAAAACATCATAATTACTATTCCAGGCTTCTTTGTTTACATTATCGCTGTCTTCGAATTTACTTATCCCGCTTGGCAGTTCAATCACTCATATACCCCCTTCCTATGTCGGTTTCCATGTACTAAAGGTCTGGAAATTAAGTCCGGCAATCGCTATGTCTGCAAAGGTTTTTTGCGCTGCAGCCAGTTCACCAAAATTCAGGTAAGTGAATTCATACAACACCCTCAGGTGGGCAGGTTTAATGTCTTCAATTACTTCCTTCAAGTCATCCAAGTTTGGGGGAATGCCCCTCGTACCAACAAACCGGACAAGTATTTGCCCGGTAAAGAACACATCAACCTCACCGTTCGAATATGCCTCTGCCGTTATATCAATCAGGACCCGGTCAACCTTACCCACGCCTCTCCATCTGGACTTAATAACGCTCCTGCGTTCGTCATAGCTCTTGTTGTAGTCAGTCTTAATGCCAAGTTCCTTTTCGTAGGCATCCAGACCCCAGGTTGCTGTGTCGATAGAAAACTGTTTTTTCAAATCCTCTATCACAATATCTCTTTGGTCAAGTTCCTGCCCCGTGTCCTGAAAATAATCCTGAAAAACTTTGGATTTTCGCTCATAAGGAGGTAGATAACTAAGCATCTGTTCTTTACGCAATAACAACACCACCTGATACCGGAACCTCTTCATCACCGATTGGTATATTGGCCGTTCCGTCATTAACCAGCAGGTCAGTATAGTCAATTACCGCCTCGGTCTCAAGAATCTTGGAACCGATAATTGCATAGCTTACGCTTTTAGGGTTGCCTGTAATTTCGTCCTTCTTAAAGGCGATTTCTTTGTAATATTCAATTAGCTTTGCTTCCACAAGTGGAGCGGCTGTTTCCGGGGTATAGCCCGGGGCCAACACCCCGGTAAAACTAACGCTGATAATCTTCCCCGCAGCTGATACCACAGTACAAAAAGCTCCGATAGGGGCCTCCCCGTCCCCCAGGCCGGTTATCCCGGGGTCGATATAGTTTTGCACATCATCAACCAATTCCTGGCCGGCAGGCTGTTTATTTGAGTCAATTATAACCACTTTTACGGTGTTATCTCCGCTCCACAACGGAAATACTTTGGCATCCCCTACACCAATGACCTCTTTGGCCCAGTTAAGGTAATGCTGCCTATTTCCACTGGTGGTTGGAGTCTGAATCCGCTCATAATACCTCTGTAATAGGTCGGCATCAGATTCCGCCTCATAGCCATTTGTGAAGGCCTCCGGATTAGTTACCGAAGTAATCCCGGCCAGGGTCACCGGAAAATATTTTATAGCCCCGGCAGGAACGTTACCTATGTTTCCTTCCTGTTCGCACTCAACCAGAACAGTAACCTGTCCACTAGCTTCAATGGTTATTTCTTCCTGAATCACGAAGTTAACCAAATCACTGGCAACCAAGTCACCTACATAAAGTGTAGAACCTGGAGCCCCTGTAATGGTCACAGAATCGTTGGCTTTTGTAGCCGGTTTTCTGATAATGCCAGTTTTTTCTCTGATCCTTTGTGCAAGCTCATCACCTTGGAGATTTTCAATGCTCAACTTGTCTTTGGCCTCATCTATTGACTTATCAACGTCCTCCAGCTCTATAGCGGTTGGCCGTGTGAAGTCATATGCCCAGGAGCCTTCTGTTTTGTCATAGGCATCACCGATATTATCTAACATTCTCTCGTGGATTTCATCTTTGGTCTCACCCATTTACACGCTCACCTCCTGGTCAAAGGAGCTTCCATCAGCAAGGTTAATCGTGAAGGAAACCGTAACCCTTGGATTGTCCTTTGTAACTGTAAATTCACTTATTGAGGAGATTAATGGATTCTTTGTCAGGGCATCCGATAGCTCCCTCTGTAATTCGGCTTCAACAAAAGCCGATGGGTAATCATGGCCAACAATCAGATCCTCAATAGTCACCCCGTACTCATCCCGATCGTCCTCGCGATCGTAAATTTTGAAGCGAAACTTCTCTGTACGGATGACCTTCTCAATCCACACCTTTAAAGCTTCTGTGCCGGTAACCTCAACTAACCGGCCATCTTTGACAACAAAATCCCCGGCCGCAAAGTCAAATAAAAAAGACTTACCCATCGTGGTAGTCTCTGAGGTTCCAATATTTATTTCCTGTTCTGCTGCTTCCGGAAGCATTATAGCCTCACCGCCTTATCAATTAGGTAATAGATCTGGTGGGCGCCGGATGGAAACAGAATCACTTCATCACCATCAACCAGGTTGACTAATACTGAGGATCCTATTACCAGGTCCTCTTTTTCCAGAAAAATAGAATCCCCCAGACTCACCTTTATGTTTGGGGGAGAAGTTACTACCTTCCCTACCTGGGGTCCGGAATAAAGTTTGTTATCCCGCTCTTTTAGCATCTTTGCCAGTTCACTAAAACCATCCAATTACAACACCCCCAAGCCTGGGCGCATAGTATGAATCCCGTCCTTTATGGTATGCGTAACATCATTGATTAAGTATTTGCCGCTTAAGCCGGTTAAAGGTTCAGTTAGCTCCAAGATACGCCCAGCCCTCACCGCATCATTACCCATTACTTCAACTGAGTTTTCTTCGAATACCTTGCCGAGGTCCTTCAGCATATTTGCCGCAATATTCCGGGCCTGGGCTATGTCCTTCTTATCGACTGATGTTACTTCCTGCAATAGACCATACTGCTTAATGAGTGCATCATTCTTGGCCGTGGCTATAATTTTAATGCTTTTTTCATCTCCGGAGGTAATCTTAATAGAGTTCCGCATTTCTTCAATACTTCTTCTCCGGGAAGGTGCGCCAATAGCCTCCGTAACATCATGGGCTGCTAGGTTGGAGGCCAAACGGAATGTGGCCTTAACTACCAGGTCGGTTTGCTTTTCTATATATAACTTGCCCTGGCGCATCTCCATAACATGTTTAATACCGGTGGCTTTGTTCACTATATCAAGAATGTCTTTAATAATGTCCGAGACAGTATCCCCAGGGTAAATCTTCTTGATCAGAGTTTTCATGGCAGCTATTTTCCCAATGGGTACACTGAAATCGGTGAGTATCTTAGTTATGGCCTTATCTGCTGCTATCTTATTAAACTGGTAGACAGCCTTAGACTTGTTGAGGTAAAAGGCATAGTCAAACACATTGTACTGAATTGGCTCTCTACCGTTTTTCTGTTCAGTGATCACAATCCCCCGGATAAGCTCGTCAATATTCCGCATGACTATCAGCCGACCCAAATCTACCGGATTTTTCGGAAAATAGTAATCATCGTTGAAGGCCATGTCAAAATCCAGCTGCTCACCAAGCTCATTAACATTACTTCGCCAGGACAGATTCCCCACGACAGGCGTGATATTTGTTTCTACCCCGTTCGCAATACAAAATAATTCATGCACACCTCACACCCTCCTTTGAGACAGCTGCACGAATCGGAATTCACCTAAAACTATAGAATAGTAAAGGTCACCATCAGGACCTATCCTATAGTTGAAATCATCAATGACGCAAGGCATGTTAATAGGAGTATCGGTTATGATGATTCGAATAGGCAGCCGCCTGGCTCTCCACGTATCCAGAATATATACATACTCAAAGCCGTTATAAGTCCTATCCCTAAGGAAGGGGTAATCCCTCACCGGGAAAAAGCTTTGCCATGAAATGCTTTTTAACCCAGCCAAGCCAATAAGCTTCAATTCGCCCTGGTTTACTGTTTCAAAAACATCATTCCTATGCGGTTTACTGACTTCGAATACTTCAGGCAGTACCGGCAGCTTAATAACCTGCTCTCTGTTATTAATCGATAAAAATATATCCATAAGCTGCCCTCCTTACATGTTGTTTAAGGCCAATTTTAGTTTAGGCACCATTTCATTTACAATTTGGTCTGTGGACTTTCCGGTGCCGTGAATATTTATTATGATAGGCCGCTGCCCCCCGCTTTTGGCCATTTGAACTGATTTATCGTGCGGATAGATTCTGGACCCCCGAGGTAGATCAATTATTTCCCCGCCACGCTCATTGACCATTGTCGGGCCGCCACGCCAGTAACTTGTGCCTATGGCATTTTTACCAACAGACCCCACTCCTGTACCTTCGCGTTCTGCAACCTTCTTACCTAGCCAATCCGCAATTTTTCCTGCCTTATCGCCTACCCAGCCTATGAGATCTCTCAATTTAACTAGAACAGGCCTAATTACGTCCCATACGGTTAGAATAACGGCTTTTATTCCTGGCCAGGCAAATCTAAAGATGTTATACACTAAACGAACGCCATTACCTATTAATTTAAATGCTGATGATAAGTTTTCAGCCACCCAAGCCCCTACCGCTTTTATTTGCGGCATGTGTTCTTTTACAAAGCCCACAAATTTGCCAACATACTGAATCCCTTTGCCTACTCCGGACCCGATTGCGCTGCCTATCTTATCCATCTTGGGACTGTACTGGTCAATTAGGCTAATTGCGCTCTGAAGTGTTGGTTTCAGCTGTTCTAACATTTTTAATCCTGTATCAGCTGCTTTGCTGCCTAATTTGCCCTTAATAGTGGACCAAAGACCGCTTCCCGATTCAGCCAGTTTAGCGGAGCCGCCTTCGAACTGGGATTTAAGTCTTTGATCAACAATTCCTTTAAACCCTAATTTCTTAAATTCTTCAGCGCTTACCTTGGCATTAAATTCTTTCAGCCGCTCCATTTCGCCGTTCTTTGCATCTGCCAGCGCTTCCATAGCATCCTGAACGGTTTTACCAGGCGTCAACGCAGCCATATCTTCAGCTACTTTAACCAGTTCCATCGCTTCTGCAGTGTTTCCGCCGGCTACCCCCAACGCCCTAGTACCGGAGGCTATAACAGCTGATGTTTCAAACGGCGTAGCATTGGCATTTTCACGAAGTTGATTAAGGTAATCATCCCGCATTTTCTTAACTTCTGCAGCTGATTTACCTTTATTGTTGATGCCAATAAAATGCTCCATGGAAACCTGCTGCTGTTCCAGCTGAGCCCCAGCACTTAAACTGCCTACACCCGCAACACTGGCTGCACCTAATGCGGCTCCGGCAGCTATGCCTATCGGACTCATGGCAATAGCCCCTAAAGCACCTTTTATACGGCTAATCTGTCGGGTAGCCATGTCTTTTACTTTGATTACTGGAGCTATGGTCATGCGCCCAAGAGTTCTGAGATTATTCCTTGTTTCTCTGATTCTCCTGCTAATCATATCCTTATAAGCAAGTGCAGTAACAACCTTTTTACGGAGCGGTTCGAGGTCTTTGCGAAGCTCTTTTATCTTTTTGGCCGCAGCAGTATGATTAACCCTTAAATCGTATTTTTTCTTATATGACTTCTCAAGAGCCTTTCTGGTCTCCTGAACGTCCTTCCGGAATTGGCTCTGCTCTTTCCGAACACCCCTAAGGGTGGCTGTAAAGTTATCCTTAAGAGTTAATACCGCGCCAATAGGTTTTCGGGCCATGGTTTCACCTCGCTTCGCTGCTAAATGAAGATTAAAGGCCGGTTTCAGTAACCGACCTTTCTTCCTGAGCTAAAATCATGCTGGCATGGTAAAACAACCTGGTTGTAAAACTCTTATTAAGAATCTCATCAGGGTCCATGCCTTTTTGAAGGTAGTAATGGAGCATATATAGATCTCCATTACTACTAATTAGTTTTTTACATCTTCAACCGGCTTAACGCTGTCCACATACCCGGCAAACCGCAATATTTCTTTAGAAATATTCGCAACCTCACCGGGCTCAAAAACCGCATTGACAATCTCCATTGGTCGAACTACGGCATATGCTTTATGAAGTTCAGGATTTTTCAAAGCAGGTTCGACAACTGATTCATAGACCAGGTACTCATCAGCTTCTGACGGATCATCCATGTCGAGAGCATCAAGACACAGTTTTCGGTCAGGCTTTTCAATAATGATATACCCATCAAGTGACTGGATATAAAGTTTTTTGGTTTTTGGGCCGCCCTTTTTCTTCTCGACAGCCTTTTTAATTAAATCATCCAACAGAATTTTTTTAGGCTCGCTCATAAATTAACCCTCCTGAACTGAAATCAAATCGGGGAAGTCCACATCACTCACAGTAAAGCCAAAGGGGTATTCTCGTTCAAGCTTCTGACCGGTTTCAAATTGCATCAGGGTCAATTCATTAAACCAAACATTATTAATAACAACCCGCTCCGGACCGTAAGCATCAGGGTCATCCAGCTTACCGATAAACTGGCCTCGGGGGTCCTGTCCTTTCTTCCAGGCATCCAAAAGTTTAGTAACCCCTCGACTAAATACCTTTTTAACCCTCATATTGCCTTCACCCTTAAGGTTAAGCATTTTACTATCTACATCCACTGATCCGGCTTGAAGCACATCTTCTCTACTCGGAATAGCTTTGGCTTCAAAAAGATTGATTTCGAAAACCTTTTCACCGTCCCACCAAAGCTCCCCCCAGGTCCCGCTGATTTGTCTTTTCCCAGGAACTTTAGGCATCAATTATCCCTCCCTTACATTGCAATTTTGAACGTGAGGTCTTCCATTGCATCGACGAATTTAGCGCTAGCCTTGGCAAAAACCTCACTGCCGGTGTTATATTCCTTGATCTGCTGGTCGGTCAAAGCAGACACGTCTACCCCTTGTCCCTCAAGATAGGTCCTTTGGGATTCAGTATCAATCTCTGCTTTATTGGCGGCATCAGGATCCAATACACTGCTTTCGGTAAGGCTCTTAAAGTAGGCATTTACTGAAGCCAGGAAAAGTACCTTGTTGTCGTATATATTGACAACCTTGCCAACGTATTCGTTGTAAAAGGTATCCCGGATATCGTCCCGTACCAGGTCAATACCTTCGATGATTTTGATTTTCTTGAAGGCGGCTCCTTTTGTTGCGGTGGTCGTGGTCAGGGAGTTAACACCCCGGCCGATTTTGATTTTTTCACCATCGTTGATCAGGATCAGCATGCCTGCGTCAATGTCTGTATCCGGGGTGGCTGACTCGGTTATGCTGTCAACTTCTGTCAGGGCATAGAACGTAGCTGCCCTGGTTAACGATAGCCCGGCCAGTATACCAGCTATCCTGACACAGTACTCTGCCGTAGTGTAAGTGGTTTCTCCAACCACAATATCTGCAGTGGTGAAGTTAATAAGGCCTTCATGGTCAGCGGCATTATTCGGTATCACCGCCTTAAAGGTCTTTTTGTTGGTGTCCCGCTCCGTCTTAATCCAAGTTGCAACGGTAGCAATATCCCCGCCGGCTAAAGACGGGATGGCCAAGTAATTCCATTTTTTGTTCTTGAGCCTGTCCAGTGCTGCACTGTAATCAATTGCATCCGCGGCTACGCGCTCAACAATGACTTTGCTGGGTACTCCCAGGAAGGCTCTTTCAATATAATCCTTATTGGCTGCCGTCCAATCTTCAGCAACAATCTCACTGATGCTGGTATAAATTTTAGTGTCAAAGGTGACATCAGTGCTATCCTTCAGGATCAACGCGACTATACCCCTGGCACTTCTTTGTATGGCCGTGGCGGCCAGGGTAGAAAACTCAATGATAATCTCTGGCAAACCCACTAGTACCCCTCCTTCAAATTTAGATTTTCCATAAATTCGCCGGTCTCCTCATCCCGGCTGTCAGTGTACGACAGGTCCAAACTGAAATTTAGTACCTTGTCGACGATTTGTGCATCAGTCTGCTCAATTGTTAATACCCTGTCACTAACTGTCAGGGTTAAATCAAAGGCAGTCTCCAGCTGATCTTGCATTTGCAATAGTTCTGAGTTGGTATTACTAAGGGAAAAACCATGAATAATCACCGTAAGATCCCGGTCGAATAAACTCGGACTCACATTGCTTTTAATTGCCGGGACTATTTCAACGATATAGGCGGGTTTTTTAAACCCGTGTGGTGTGTCATCAGCAGGAACATTTGCACCATTGATGTTAGCTTTGATTTGGTCCACTATTGCATTTTTGATATCTACCAGCGTCATAATACCAGCTCCCCTAACAACTTATTCAGCCACGCCTGAAGATTCGGAGTTAGACGCTTCTCCAACTGCTTGGTTGAAACTAATAACATGTGTTTACCCTCAACGTAGCCAATTGTCACTCCATCCGGAGTAACTATACGGTGTCCATCTTCAACAAGGTGGGCATGCGGGGCGGTGTTTCGAACCTCGATAAAAAGCTCTTTGCCTTTTTTACGGACCTTCCCAACCTTCCACCGGTATCTTAGCCTTTTTGACTTTGCTTTTTTGCCCGGGCCTAGCGGCGTTTTGGCAGCAACATCTTCCTTCAGTTCATTTGCCAACTCAAGAAGCTTCTTCTTAACTTCTTCCGGGTATTTTACTTCAAGAGTTTTTAATAGAGTACGTTCAAAAGCATCCAGCCCCTTGATTTCATACATTTTATCGCCTTCTTTGCACTAGACAGTGTTGGAGTGCCAATCACATACCAGGCGCGTCTTGGTGTTCCACGTTTGAGTGCGTATTACGTTGTAAATAATGTCATTGTGTTGCACTCGGACTTCACCTTGATATTCAAAGGTATATATCTCAAATATTTTCTCCGGACGCAGACCAACCGAAGCAGCGGCGTAAAATTCCTTGGCACTCACGGAAATTTCGCTTGCATAAATCTCACGCGGAGGTTGATTATCTGAGATAAGTAAAATTACTTGGTCTTTTCTTGCCATATTAACCACTCGTTTCCGGAAGACTTTTAATGGCCAGCTGCTCTACCAGCTTCCCAAATACTGGACTAAATTTAATATCTCCAGCTGTGAGTTCCCATAGATCTGATACTCCAACGCAGATGCAGGCAACTCCTAAATCACTGCTTAATTGTTCATCATTTACCCCCGCATTGGTTATGAAGTTAGTAACAGCTAACATCTTTTGGGTCAATACTGCATCGTTTTGTGTGCCGCTTATGCTTAACCCGGTCTTGACTTTAGCTAATAATTCAGCATCTGCCATTTACCTCACCAGCCTTAAACAATCAGATAGGCGTCTACCTGCTTGCCGTTCAGAGCTGTATTGAGGTCAATGGTGTTTTTTTCAATTTCATCAGCGTCAACAGTAACAGTTGGTGCATTGCCTTCGAGGGCTTTGTCGTGGAAGGCATCAATAACGGTGTTATGAGTCAGTTTATAGGGCAGGCCGAGCTTATCGCCCCATCCCACAGAGACGGTATCAGCCCCGGCGTTCACCTCAACGGGAAGATCAATCTGGGTAACCGTTTTAAACGCTTTGCTGCCGGCAACCACCTGGTCAGCATTCAAAACTATAGTCTCTTCGATTTCTTCATCGGCATAGTTCGTGCCATGGATAACTACATCACCGGCAACCCCCGCTTGATTCCCTTTTATCATGATATTCCGAGGAACCGCAGGACTAGTGATGTTTTCGGTAATTTGTTGTGCATCAGCTGCAAGAGCAGTGGCAGCTAACACTCCGTCATTACTGGCCGCCACAGCATCAGCTTCAAGGACTTTGAAATGGGCTAAGAATGCCCTGTCTACCACTTTATGCGGTACGTCTGTTTTCATGGTTTGACCTTTAGTTGGGTCATATCCCGGCAGTCTCATTTATACCTCCTCCTTTAAGTCGACCGAGTACGGTACCAAAACGATTTTAATACCGCTTTTTTCTTCTTGGTCTCTTAACCTTTTTTCCAGCATGGCAAATTGGCTGTCTGTCAAAGGGCAATTAGCTTTAAAGACAAGTAAATCATCCTTTTTTGAAATCTGAGCAGCAACTGCCCGGTTTTTTTTCGGGTGTTTTGAAGCAGAGGCGGCCCCTTTTGTGGCCGCCTTTTTTGAAGCATTAGCCATTTATATCACCATCCTAAACAGCTTCAGGTTCTTCGTAGGTGTAATAAACAAATGCCGTTTTCGCAAACATCGGCAAACCACCGGAATAAACCTTGCCCCTCCAGATGGTGCTGTCAGCGGCAAAACCGGCTGATGCATCGGACTCAATAACCAGCTCCTGGGACTCGTTTACGATGTACTGCGACAGATCACCGTAAATAAAGGCATCATCAGCCATTCTGGTGGAGAAGATTACCGGCCGGCCATCAATGAAGTATTGAGCAGAAGCCGGACCGCCAACCGTTACAGGTAAGGTGGAAATCAAGGGCCTGCCTTCTGAATCGGTCATGCTTCTAAACCGTTTAAAGAAGGTTTTCCGGTTCATGATCCAGGTACCGTCATCACCATAAGGAGATTCGAGCGCCCCATATACTTCGTTGATTAATACCCAATCCATTTCGGAACATGTCTTTGCGGCAGAAGGGGCGGCAGTTAAAGCAGTTATAATCCCAGTAAATTTGCTTATCGCTGGATTTCCGACTAACAGGTAGTTTTCAAGCTGCAAGCCGATATATTTACCTATTTCCATGGCAAGGTAAACTTCCAAACCTGCAATGGAGTTTTGCAGCAGCAGGTTTTTCACCGAAACAGTTGCAACAACTGCCTGCTGATTGATCGTAGCTTCGGTAAAGGTAAAGGTCAGGGTATCAGTTCCATCAGCGTTATTGGTTACGGGACCGGCAGTGCCAATCGGAATGGTAATATCACCGTTAAAAGCATACTTGGTGATTGTAGCATACAGACGGCCATACTTCACGATGATGGACTGAATTTTTTCCATGGTGGACTGCGGTACCAGGTACTCCGCTCCGGAAGTAACGCTCAGGCCGTTCATATCGGTTACAGCCCTTTTACCAAAGGCCATAATCTCAGCATCAGCCTCAGCAATTCTCTTATTCATAAAGCTGCGGAAGAATGCATCCCGGTACTGAGTTGAGCTACGGAAGTTTTCTTCGTTGATTTCTTTTTCCCGGTGATTAAGGGGAATAACAGCACCCCTGTGCTCAGGCTCTGGTGCATCCAGAAGAGCCTCATTGATGGTATCAATCTGGTCGGAAATAGACCGGAGTTGATCAGCAATGCCTGAAACTTCTTCCGGGCTCATGTCTCTATGATTCTTTACTTTGGCTTTCAGTTCAATCCTTTTTTGCTCTAATTGAGCTTTTTCTCTGCGCTTTTCAGCGGCTTCTTTTTGAGTCAATTTCATTTTCGCATACCCCCTATAAATTTTCTATTAGCTTAATCAGCGCGTCCTTCATGGCCGCACCGTCTAAACCCGCGTCCGTGTGTTCTTCTTCATCGGTCATCATTTCTTTTTGGTTCGGATTTTCGGTAATGACCACCGTTTCCTCATAGGCTGGGAAAACAACAATACTAACTTCATAGACTTCATTGATTTTTAGGATAACGTCAATTTTGTTTTCCCAATCGGTTGCAATCATTGCGTTGTTATCAAACCAGAAAGACATGCCGTCGATTATTCCTTTTTCAACCCGGTCATAAACATAATCGTCAATCCAGGTATTACCGAGGGTTACTTCGACGAATAAACCAGTTTCGTCAATTTCTGCCCTCATGTTTTTACCGACTTTACCGAGTACCCATGTAGTGCTATGGTCCAGCAAAATCACCAAGTCCGAAAAATCAACTTCGTTTAAGGCATTTTTATCAACCTTCTCAACCCATTTAGTGCCACGCCATGGCCGGCCTATAACGTCAAATAGAATGGGGTACCCCCTGAGATACCTGACGTTGTTACCATCAACCTCTTCTGTTATGGCCCGGAACTTTGCTTTTTCGTTATCAAACTTGATTCTTTTCTTAGGCCGTGACGCTAGCGGGGACTTGTTCTGGCTCTTGTCCACCTTTATCACCTCCTACTCCTTGATATTCGTTGATCTTCTTAGCATCAACGCTGTTCAGGTTTGGCCTGTGGCTGTCCAGGCCATCAACCCGGCCCATTCCCAACCGCCTCCGCACATCGTTTCCGCTAAATACCCCGTGGTATAGCATTTTATCGAAGAAGGTTGTTTTGGCTGACAGTGTACTGATCTCAAGGTCAACCATTTCACCCTGAATCGTGTTGAGCCGGTAGATCTCGTTATCACTAAACAGCTTATAAGTGAGCTCCTGCACGATTTGATAGACAATGGGCTTAACCGCATTATCTATGCTCTGCTCATACTGCAGCTCGTTGGCCGTCCCATTGATTACCTCATAGGATATGCTGAAGTAGTTATAGAGGCAGCGGATGATCTCTTTTAGTACATTGGTATTGAGGTTTGTTGGTTTCTGGTCAAGCTTGACCACATCATACTCAGCACCAATCATGCCAAAGCCGGTTGTGTTCTCTGCACTCAAGAATAGATCTTTAAATTCATTGAGCTTCTTAAGCATGTCAGTACCCTTAAGAGAGGTTTTAACCTGCAGCAGCGCGGCCAGTCTTCCACTGGTTTCTGAATCTTTAACAGCCTGGCCCTGTAAAGTGTTGACGATTTGAACATAGTTGCCGGTTGCC